GAAGGATCGTCGGCGTAGATGTAGACGCCAGTCTTGCGCAGATCGACGGCGCTGCGCGTTTCAAAGTCAACGGAAACAATCATGTTTTCTCCTCGTCTCCCTTAACGCTCGCACACCCATCCACAGGTAGTCAAGAAAAAAAATCGTGTTGCCATGCGACTGCTTTCTGTGCCAGTTTGCCCAGCATTTCCAAAGACGAGAGGACTTCATGCTTACATTTAAGAAGCTTTATGAGGCTGGTTTCAAAGAGTTAGTCAGCGTCATACCGCCGGCTGCTCCGCTGTCGGAGTTGTCGAAGATCGCAGCGGACCAAGCGGGCAAGGCGCCCGGCCGACAGAACGCTCAGGGCACGTGGGGTGGCTACGCGTGGCAGACATACGATCCGACACCTAACGATATTGAGAGGTGGGACCGCAGCCACGCCAACATCGGCCTGAAGGCGGGGAAATACCCGGCGCTGGACATTGATGTGGTGAACGAGAGTTTGGCCCGCATCATCGCGGACATGGCGACGAAGGCGCTGGGCGCGGCGCCGCTGCGTGTCGGCCGGGCGCCCAAGCGGCTCCTCATGTATCGGACTGACGACGCCATCGGCCGGATGCGGCTGCGGTTTAAGGACGGCAAGGGCGTCGAGCAACTGGTCGAGCTTCTCGGCGATGGCCAGCAATACGTGATCGCCGGTGTGCATCCCGTCACCAAGGAACCTTACACCCTCGACCAAGATATCACGGCGCGGGGGCCGCGCTGTCTGCGCAAGGTGGGTAGGGAGCAGGTCGAGAAGTTCTTTGCGGACCTTGTCGAGACGCTGGAGATGACGGGGTGTGAGATTATTCATGCCGACACGGCCGCTGAGAGGGCCGTGGAGCGTTCGAACGTCAATCAGGCTACCCTAGTAGCTCCGAGCGTGGAAAGGCTCTCAGCGGCCCTTAGAATGGTCCCTAACACGTCTGAGCATTTTCCGGATCGGGACGACTATATCCGGATGGGGTATGCGATCAAGGCTGCGGCTGGCCCGGACAATGAGAGTGAGGCGCTGGCGTTGTTTACTGAGTGGGCGCTGTCGTGGGAGGACGGGGTCAATTCGGTAGAGAATATCGAGGCGGACTTCGGCCGTATGCACCCGCCCTATGAGTTGGGTTGGGATTGGATCGAGGACAAGGCGCGGGCGTTCGGGTTGAAACCGGAGGTCACGGAGTTCGATACGATTGATCCGGACGATGATGATTACTCGGACTTGCTGGCGAGTGATAGTGAGACGCCGGTGGAGTATTCGGACAGCGCGTTGGCAAGCCGGCTGGCCCGCCTTCACGTGTCCGACATACGGTATGTGGCCGGTGGGCTGGGCTGGATTGCTTGGGACGGGGTCAAGTGGGGGCGTGATGTGGCCAAGAGGCACATGGCGTTCACGCGTAGTGTTTGTTCGAAGGCGTCGGCCGAGGCGTTGCAGAAGGTGACGCCGGCGACGAAGGGCGAGAGGGTGGCGTCGCGTGTGGCGTCGTGGCCTGTGATGCGCAACGTGGCGCAGATCGCCGAGACGGACCCGATGATGCAGGTGACAACGGAGCAGTTGGACAGGGATATTTATATCCTCAACTGCAAGAACGGGATCGTCGATCTGCGCACGGGTGAGTTGCATCCGCATGATCGCTCGAAGCTCTGCACGAAGGTAACGGCGGTCGAAGTGGATTTTGATCGTGGCTGTCCGCAGTGGCACGCGTTTCTGAATGAGGCGTGCAACGGGGACATGGAGTTGAAGGCGTATTTGCAGCGGCTCGCGGGCTACTCGGCGACGGGTAGCGTGAAGGAGCACGTGCTTGCGTTTGCGCATGGCTCCGGGGGCAATGGCAAAGGGACGTTCCTTGGCGCGGTAGGCGCTATCCTTGGCGATTACGCCGCGGTGGCCAGCGCGGACGTTTTCTTGGCGTCGAACAATCAGCGCCACCCGACTGAGCTGGCTGCTCTCATGGGAGCACGCCTCGTTCACGCGCAGGAAATTGATCCGAGCAGGAAGTGGGACGAGGCCAAGGTCAAGAGCCTTACTGGCGGGGACAAGATCAGCGCGCGCTTCATGCGGCAGGACTTGTTTACGTTCGACCCGCAGTTCACGCTCGTCATCGCCGGGAATACGAAGCCGGAGATTACTAATGTGGACGATGCAATGCGGCGGCGTATGCACCTCATCCCGTTCGAGACGAAGCCGGCAAGGAAGGATGTAGACCTGCCGGATAAGTTGAAGGAGGAATACCCGGCCATCCTTGCGTGGGTGGTGGAAGGGGCGAAGCTCTGGCTGGCCGAGGGGTTGAACCCGCCCGAGGTGGTTGTCCGAGCGACGCAGGAGTATCTTGAGGGCGAGGATGCTCTCGGCCGCTGGATCGAGGAACGGTGCGTCGTCAATCCCAACAGCGAAATGGGGACGACCGATGCGTTCAATGACTTCCGGGACTGGGCGCGGCAGAGCAACGAGGCCAAGGGCAAGGACTGGAGCCAGCGCAAGTTCAATGCCGAGATGCGATCTCACGGCTTTGAGGCGGCGAGGGACAGGGCTACGCGGACGAAGAAGGTGTTCCGTGGTCTGGAGCTTCTCATCGGCGAGGAAGACGAGATGGTGATTGATGCAATGCGGCAGGACGCGGCGTCCGAGTTCTTCGGCGTGCGCGTGGTGTTTGATGATGGTGATGAGGAAGGAGATTTTCTGTGACGGATATGGTCAACCGGCCGGAGCATTACCGGCAAGGGGGCGTGGAATGCATCGAGGCGATTGAGAGTTCAATGAGCCGCGAAGAGTTCCATGGCTACCTGAAAGGTAACATCGAGAAGTATGTCTGGCGCTACCGATACAAGAACGGGGTGCAGGACCTCCACAAAGCTCGGTGGTATCTCGACAGGCTAATCTCGGCGTTGGAGGAATGAGAAAGAGGGGGCCGATTGGCCCCCTTTTTTGTGGCCGTGGGCAAAAATGGGCGCGTGCAGGGTTTGAGCGGCTCCGTGCAGGGTTTGAGAGGCTCCGTGCAGGGTTTGGTGCACGGAAAAACCGCAGAAAACCGCCAATGTGCACGGAGTGCAGGGTTTGTCTGAGTTAATACCCCTCTACGTTTCTGTTAGCGCGTCTTAGAACGCCTTACCAGTTTTTTGGGGGGGTCAATACCGGACTAAACCATGCACTCCGTGCACATCGGCAGAAATCCGCCATTTTTCCGTGCACCAAACCATGCACGAGGCCGGATAAACCATGCACGAGGCCGGCCAAACCCTGTCCGTTTTCGCGTAATAATATTGCTTTCGGCCGGGAAGTGTTAAGTGTTAAGGCGATGGCAGTTAAGGCGTCCGGCGACTTAACAGATGCCGCTAATCCCACATGTCGTCGCTGTTCGGATCGGGCAAGTCGTCCACATCGAGGTTTGATGAGGCGACTTGCTTGATCGGCACAGAGACCTCAACGGTGGTGCCTTCGTTGCCGAGGCTGAGTTGCTTGAGGGCGTCGAGGTGCATCTGGTTGACGTTCACTTGCACCGCCGCTTGGACAGGGGCCGGCTTGTATTTGTCGGGGTTGGTGACGCCGGCCAGCCACTTCCTAGTTTCCACGCGCAGCCTGTCAGCCTTGGCCGTGACACCGTTTGCTTGATCTGCGATGTCGAGGCACTCTTCCGCCCACGCATCGGCCGCAAGCGCACGGGCCTGTCGGAACCGCTCTTGCCTGTCGGGGTCTTCCTTGATCCAATGATAGAGCGAAAGGTTGCTGATGCGTAGCTCACGGGCGAGGCCCGCCATCGTCATGCCGCTGGCAATCTTTTCTAACAGCGTGTGCTCGCCGACCTTGTCGAGATTGCTGGCGATAGTGCGCCGCTTGATATGTCCGGCCATGTCATTCCTCTGAGGGTTGTTGAACGGCGGACAATATAAAGACGGGCCGACCAATAGGCCAGCCCGTCGAGGTTAGAGCAGATAGATCAGCCAGAGGCCGAGATATACTAGTAGGGTGATGCGCGCGTCCCGTGTCGCCTTATCCACTTGCCAGCAAACCTAGCAGCTTTGCAGCGGGGCTAGAGATAGGGACGCGCCCGGCTTCATAGTATTTAATGGTTCGCACGCTGACTCCGAGCTTGTCTGCGATCTCTTGTTGCGACCAGCCGAGGCGTGCTCGTGTCTCCTTAAACTCTGCGCCGGTCACAGTAGGAACCCGCGCGCCTTGCAGGCTTGCTCGAAATGGTTGAGGCCCATTCCAAAGATACGCATCTTGTCGCGGTATTCGTTGCGCTTGCCGGCCAGCATTGACTCGACCTCGGCAAGATCGCGTTGCAGCTTCTGGCGGCGGCGGAATAGCAGCGCCGCGTCGGAGCAAATTGTATCGGTCTCGATCTTCAGAATGTCCATGTCTCAGCCCTCATCCTCTAGCGCGCTGCGCCGCTCGTCTTCGAGACGTTCCGCAAGGGCGATAGCCAATTCGTGTCCGCTTGCCTTGCCAGCCTCGATAAGCCGGACGGCGGGTTCCACACGCCAATAGGTGCGGTCTTGCGTTGTCGGTTTCATAGCTCGTCCTCCTCGATTGCGTATGCCCATCCGTCGCCGATGATACGCGACGCGGCTGCTTCGGCATGATGAATGTCGGTGAACCGCGCCGCTTGCGCTTCGTGCGGGGTCGTCTGTCCCTCGGCGGCGAGAAACACCTCGCCATCTTCGGGGTTCCAAAGGGTCACGATATAAGTTTGCATTTGCTTCCTCTCTCACTTGTTGCGGTAACAGACGATGAAAATCATCACGGCGAATATGCAGAATACGAAAAGCTCGAAGGCCATTGCGTGTCTCCTCTGTTGACGCCTTGAGAATGGGGCAAGCATTGCACCTAGTCAATAAGTTTTTTCGCATCCCCTGCATTTTTCTCGCATCACACTGGAAACGCTAGGATATTTTTTTTCGTATCCAGGGAGAGAGGCAGCGCCGGAAGCCGCTTCCCGACGCGCCTCTGACCCGATTTGGAAGCGCCGTAAAACGCCTTAACAGGCTACGTGCCTGCTAAGTTGCTGTAATCTATGAGTGTTGCCTGCTGATTTTCGCGCCTAGCCGGGAGGGCCATTCGTTTTTGACCCCCCCCGCCCCTGCCAGTCGCGGGGGGTGGCGTGCGTATAACCTGACAGATACCGATTTTTGGCCAAAACCCCCCTACCCGGCCCTTCGCCGAACAGACTGCCCCTTCCAAAAATTCTGCAATTTTGTGCTTGCAGAGTGTTAAGGCGTTCGTTACGTATCGCCTTACCAACTGAGGAGAAGCACAGTGGCAGTCTACGGATACACCCGCGTCTCGACCGAAGATCAGGTCGAGAATACCAGCCTTGAAGATCAGGCCCGCCAAATCAAAGGCATAGCGATCACGCACAATCTGGAGCTTGAGCACATCTACGAAGAGCGTGGTGTGTCCGGCGCCGTCCCCCTCTTGCGCCGAGAAGAGGGGTGCAAGCTGGCGTTCCTCCGGGCCGGCGATACCGTCATTGTATCGAAGCTCGACCGTATGTTCCGCGACGCCCGCGATGCCTTGAATGTGATCGGGGACTGGGAAGAGGCTGGGATCAACCTCATCATCAACGGCTACGGCAATGTGATGGACAAGAGCAACCCGAACGGCCGGTTCATGCTTGAGATCATGGCCGTGTTCAGCGGCGAAGAGCGCCGCCGGATTCGGGAGCGCGTCCTTGCCGGCCGCAAGGCCAAGCAGCAGGCGGGCGGGTTCCTTGGGGGCGAGCCGCCATTCGGTTATTCACGGTCCGGGAATGGTCGCAATTCGCGGCTGCGGGAGAACCCGGAGGAGCAGGACGCGATCATCACGATGAAGGCGGCCCGCTTGAAGGGCCACAGTTATCGGGACATAGTGAAGATTGTGGCCAAGAAGCACGGCATCGACATCAGCCACGTCACGGTCCGCAAGATCATCACAGGAGAGCACTATGACTTCGTCCACCAGCCCTAAGCCGCGCCGCCGGCGCACGGCTGCTCCTAAGTCGGCCGAGCCGAAGCTGAAGACAGACAACCCGTCCCGCGCCGCCAAGGCTGCGAAAGAGGCTGCGGACCTAATGTCCCAGAGCAGCCAGCAGCAGCCGAACTTCTTCCTGATGTTCCTGAAGAAGTATCGTGACGACCCTGTCGGTTTTGTCCGTGATGTCCTCCGCGTGAAGCCCGACCCGTGGCAAATCAAATTCCTTGAAGCCATCAGTGCAGGCCACCGGCGCATCTCCGTGCGCTCAGGCCACGGTGTCGGTAAGTCCACGGCCGCGTCGTGGGCGATGCTCCACTACTTTCTCACCCGCTATCCGGTGAAGGTAGTCGTCACAGCGCCGACCTCTAGCCAGTTGTTCGACGCCATGTTCGCCGAGTTGAAACGGTGGGTCAACGAACTACCTGACGTGCTGAAAACGCTGGTCGAGGTGAAAAGTGACCGCATCGAACTCAAAGCGGCCCCCACAGAAGCCTTTATCTCTGCGCGTACATCGCGTGCTGAAACGCCGGAAGCCTTGCAGGGTATCCACTCCGACCACGTTCTGCTGGTGGCCGACGAAGCGTCAGGTATTCCGGAAAGCGTTTTCGAAGCGGCGTCTGGTTCCATGTCGGGTCACAGCGCCACCACGCTTTTGCTAGGCAACCCTACCCGAAACACTGGCCTCTTCTACGACACGCACAACCGCCTCAAGGGCGAATGGAAGACGTTCCATGTGTCGTGCCTCGACAGCCCGCGTGTGTCCGACGCCTTCGTCAAGGAGATGCAACTGCGGTACGGCGAGGACAGCCCCGCCTACCACGTGCGCGTTCTGGGTAACTTCCCGCCGCGTGAAGAAGATACGGTGATTCCGGTCGAACTCATCGACGCCGCGATGAACCGCGAGATGAAGGCCAGCGAGACTGCACTGGGTGTATGGGGTCTGGACGTGGCGCGTATGGGCAGCGACGCCAGCGCCCTCGCCAAACGCCGCGGTTCGGTTGTCGAGGAGATACAAACTTGGAAGGGTCTCGACTTGATGCAGTTGACCGGGGCCGTCGTCGCTGAATACGAGGCCCTGCCGCCCAGTAAGCAGCCCGTCGAAATCCTCGTAGACTCTATCGGTCTGGGGGCGGGCGTGCTTGACCGTTTGCGCGAACTGGGCCTGCCGGCAAGAGGGATTAACGTCGCTGAAAGCCCCGCCATGAAGGGGACGTATGCGAACCTGCGCGCCGAACTCTGGTTCAAGGCCAAGGCGTGGCTGGCCAATCGTGATGTGAAAATCCCCAAAGACGAGACCCTGTTCGCGGAACTGGCCGCGCCAAGGTATAGCTTCACGTCC